CCTCGCATTTTCCCCGGAGGCAGGTTTGGGCACACCGAATCCGGGTTTCGGATAAGACAGGACGACCTGTGTCGTTGGGGTCTTCTTGCGTTCGTTCCTTTCTACCCAACGAGGGGTACGCAAGTCGTCCTGTCCTACCTGAAACCCGGATTCGGAAACAGCAAAGGAACCCGGAATAGGAGAGAACTCCGTGGCAAGGGCCAAGAAGTCACCCAGAGGACGGGCCGCCACTCCGGAGCAGCAGGAGAATCAACTCATTTCGCTCGCAGTCCAGCGAGCCGAGGAGATGCTACTGGACGGCACGGCTCCTCCTTCCATCATCACGCACTACCTCAAGCTCGCCACGAGCCGTGAGCGGTTGGAGCAGGAGCGAATCAAGGCCGAGAACGACATGCTCAAGGCCAAAGCCGACGCTCTGGCGGCCTCAGCACGAGGGGAGGAGGCCTACAAGGAGGTTCTCGAGGCATTCAAGTCCTACGCCGGAGGAGGTGTGGGTCTTGAGTCGGATTCGGACCTTCAGTGAACTCTCTCGCATCGAATCCTTCGAGGAACGGTACGAGTACCTACGTCTCAACCAGGATCCAGGGGATCAGACCTTCGGTTTCGAACGGCATCTGAACCAATCCTTCTACCACTCGACCGAATGGCGTCAAGCAAGGCAGAAGGTTATCCTCAGAGACGACGCATGCGACCTCGGGGTCCCGGGTCACGACATCTACGGTAAGATTCTTGTTCATCACATGAACCCGATTCGGCCCGAAGACCTCGAGGGAGAGTTCAATCCTGACATCCTCGACCCCGAATACCTAGTCTGCGTGCGACACGACACACATAACGCGATTCACTTCGGCGACGCGAGCCTGTTACCCAAGCCTCTAGTCGAGAGAACGCCGAATGACACTATACCCTGGAGGTGACCGTGGCTGATTCGATATTGAATGACATCAAGAAGGCTCTCGGCATCACCGAGGACTATACGGCTTTCGATCAGGAGATTATTCTCCACACAAACACGGCGCTAATGTTCGCAGAGGAGATCGGTCTCCCCTCGTTCAAGATCACCGGAAAGTCAGAGACCTGGGATCAGTACCTCAGCGGCATCACGAAGAACGTTGAGGCCGTCAAGACGTACCTGTACCTGCAAGTGCGGCTCGTATTCGACCCGCCTGCGAACTCCTTCGTCGTAACGGCGATCGAGAAGCAGCTTCAGGAGTACGCCTGGCGTATCAACCTCCAGAAGGAGACTCCATGAGCGACCAACTCATGCACTACGGGGTCAAGGGGATGCGTAAGGGCGCTCGGAAGAGCCGTGAGCAGCGGAATGCTGAGCGCCGCGCCAAGTACGAGGCCAAGCTCAAGGCTAAGTATGGCGATCACGACATCGCTACGATTGAGGCCTTCATCAAGAAGCGCAAGGCGCAAGCAAAAGCGGCTCGTGACTGGCGCCTTGGAAACCAGCGCAACCGTCAACTCACAGCCACTGAGCGTCGAGAGAAGTACTACAACGAACTCGACACCGGCCAGCTAGGCAAGACCTATGCAACCGATGCAACTCTCGCCGAAGCCGCTCGTAGGTACTACAAGAAGGGGCATAACAAGCGAATGGGTCATTCGGAACTGATGCACTACGGAGTCAGGGGCATGCGCTGGGGAATCCGCAGGTCTCGCATCAAGGGTGCGAAGAGGTGGACTTCGGCTAAGCAGGCCAAAATAGACGGCATGTCCGATGATCAGCTCAGACGGATCAACAACCGCCTTCGGTTGGAGAAGGAGTACCGTCAGCTGACCCAGACTCGGATGGAGCGCTACCGCGCCAAGGCGGGGAAGGTGGTCGAAGATGCCGCGACCAACACTCTGCAGAACGCAATCCAGAAAGGGTTGAAGAAGGCGGCTAGCCGGGGTGGATCCTCCGCTATCAAGGGCGCCAAACGGTTCAAGAAGTAGGACTATGACATGACAGACACACTGTTCTTCATCGACGAGGACGAGGTCCTCGCTCACCATGGCGTCAAAGGCATGAAGTGGGGTGTTCGCAAGCAGCGAGCCGCTTCCGGAGGCGCCGGATCAACCAAGAAGCGCAAGGGGCTCTCCCGCAAGCAGAAAGCCGCCATTGCCGGCGTTCTCGGAACGGCAGCAGCCGCTGGCGCTGGATACTACCTGCACAAGTCCGGCAAGGGCAAGCAGCTCGCAGGCCTGGCCAAGAAAGGCGGAGCTTCGGCTAAGAAGTATGCCCAGGGTAAAGGTCGCAACCTAGGCGCTCAGGCTCGAGCCAAGACGGCGCAGGCCAAGCGACAGGCACGGGCTTTCGGTAAGGACGCCAAGAACTTCGCCGGAGCTCAGTCGGCGCTTGGTAAGTTAATGGTGGCCGATACTAAGCGGCGCGCTAAGGCAGCGGCTTCGAAGCTGAAGTATTCCAAAGCCGGCAAGTACGCCGAGGCTACTCGTCTCGCCGCCAATGCCGCCGCATTCAAGACGGGTCACGCGGCTCGTTCCGCTGGCTTCCGGGCCAAGCAAGGGGCGTGGAAGGTCGGCAATAAGGCCCGCAGGGCAGCTACAGGCGGCGTCAGTGGCGCGAAGTCTGCGGCGGCTTCTGCAGCTAGTAAGGCGTCAAGGGCCGCTAAGTCCCCAGGTGCTTCGGCCAAGTCTGCGGCGTACGCAGCTAGGTATAAGTTCGCCAAGAAGGCTGCCGGTAAAGAGGTTGGCTTCCGGAAGCTCGCCACCAGCGGGACCCGGGTCGTGCGCCCCAAGGGCAAGCTCTCAAATTCCGACAAGATCGCCTTGGTGGCCGCCGGCGGATTGAGCGCTAATCTGGCAGGTGCTGCGGTTGGAGCAGCGCGCAATCGGAAGAAGACCCAGGGCTCTAGGAAGCGCCGCCGCTGACCATGCTGTCCAATACCGCTACCCCGCGATATTACGCTCAGTTCAGAGACGATGTCCTCGCGGGTCGAATTCCGATCTGCAAGGAGATCGAGATGGAGATGAATAGGATCGATGATCGGATTCGCAATCCCGGTTTTTATTACGATAGCGACGCTGTGGAGGGGTTCATCCGCTTCGCGGAAGCGGAGATGACTCTAACCGACGGATCCGATCTTCGACTCCTACCAAGCTTCAAGCTCTGGGCCGAACAGATCTTCGGATGGTGGATCTTCACCGAGCGATCAGTTTACGTCCCTAACAAGACGACAGCTGGCGGCCATTTCGAGAAGCGCCGGGTGAAGCAACGCCTCATCAACAAGCAGTACATCATCGTCGCTCGAGGCGGGGCGAAGTCTCTGTACGAAACCCTCCTTCAAGCCTACTTCCTCACGATCGACACGTCGACCACTCATCAGGTGACGACCGCGCCGACGATGAAGCAGGCCGAGGAGGTCATGCAGCCCTTCCGAACCGCCATCACAAGGGCCAAGGGCCCCCTGTTCGATTTCATGACTCAGGGGTCTCTGCAGAACACGACCGGCAGCCGCGCGCTCAGGCAGAAGCTCGTCCCCACCAAGAAGGGGATCGAGAACTTCATGACTAACAGCCTGCTCGAGGTTCGACCTATGTCGATCGACAAGCTCCAGGGCCTTCGCACCAAGATGAACACGGTGGATGAGTGGCTCTCGGGCGATATTCGTGAAGACGTGGTCGGCGCTATCGAGCAGGGCGCGTCTAAGGTTGACGACTGGCTTATCTTGGCGGTGTCCTCGGAGGGTACTGTCAGGAACTCGGCCGGCGACAACATGAAGATGGAGCTCCTCAACATTCTTCGAGGGGAGTACTCGGATCCCCACACTTCCATCTTCTACTACAGGCTCGACGACCTCAAGGAGGTCGGGGATCCGTCGACGTGGCTGAAGGCCCAGCCAAATCTCGGAGCCACCGTCTCCTACGAGACATATCAGCGAGACGTCGAACGGGCGGAGCACGTACCTGCGGCTAGGAACGACATCCTGGCTAAGAGGTTCGGCATTCCCATGGAGGGGTACACGTACTTCTTTACCTACGAGGAGACCCTGCGGCACAACCGTCAGGACTTCTGGGGTATGCCTTGTTCCATCGGCGTCGACCTGTCGCAGGGCGATGACTTCACCGCCTTCACATTCTTGTTCCCCCTCAGCCGAGGCAGGTTTGGAGTCAAGACGCGCTGTTACATTTCTGAGCGCACCATGCTGCGCCTCCCGGGAGCGACTCGTCAGAAGTACGAGGAGTTCCTGCAGGAGGGCTCGCTAATGGTGCTCGAGGGTACGGTTCTTGACATGATGAACGTCTACGAAGACCTCGAGGCGTTCATCGCAGACTGCGAGTACGACGTGCGCTGCCTGGGCTTCGACCCGTACAACGCCAAGGAGTTTGTGACTCGCTGGGAGAACGAGAACGGGCCGTTCGGCATCGAGAAGGTGATCCAGGGAGCCCGGACCGAGTCCGTGCCCCTCGGTGAGATTAAGGACATGGCGGAGGATCGCAAGCTCCTCTTCGACCAATCCATGATGACCTTCACGATGGGGAACGCCATCACCCTGGAGGATACCAACGGGAACCGCAAGCTCCTGAAGGCCCGACGGGAGAACAAGATCGACTCGGTCGCTGCCCTGATGGACGCGTGGGTCGCTTACAAACTCAACAAGGACATGTTCGACTAGGAGGTGAAGGACATAGGACTGCGAGATAGACTACAGCACGCCTACAACGCCTTCACTGGCAGGGACGTCGACCGATCGAACCTCGGTCCTTCCTACAGCGTACGGGCCGACCGGCTCGCGCTCGGATGGACGGCCGACAAGTCGATCATCTCGTCGCTGTTCAACATGATCGCCATCGACGTGTCCGCCACGCCGATCCGACATGTGGACACAGCTCAAAATGGAACGTTTGTTGGCGTTCGGCGGTCAGCCCTGAATGACTGCCTGATGCTGGAGCCCAACATCGACCAGAGCGGCCGGGCCTTCATCCAGGATGCTGTGCTGTCCCTGTTCGACGAAGGCGTCATTGCGATCGTTCCCGTCGAGTCCGACTTGGACCCGAGGACTAACAACAGCTTCGACATCAAACAACTGCGAGTTGGGCGGATCACCCAGTGGTTCCCCGAGCAGGTCGAGGTTGAGGTCTACAACCAGGCTCGCTCAACAAAGCAGCGGGTGATCCTGCCGAAGCGCACCGTCGCCATCATCGAGAATCCCCTCTATGAGGTGATGAACAAGCCGAACTCGACCCTCAAGCGACTGAGCCGCAAGCTCTCCATGTTGGACCTGGCCGACGAGAAGACGTACACCGGAAAGCTGGACATCATCATCCAGCTCCCATACGTCGTCAAGACCGAAGCCATGCGCCAGCGGGCGGAGAATCGTATTCAGTCCATCGAGGACCAGCTCGGTAAGGGCGGGCATGGGATCGCCTACACCGACGGCTCCGAGAAGATCACTCAGCTGAACCGCCCGGCGGAGAACAACCTGCTCGATCAGATCAAGTTCCTCACCGCCGAGCTCATGAGTCGACTGGGGATCTCGGAGGATGTCTTCAAGGGTACTGCGACGGAGATCGTCTGGACGCACTACTGGAACCGGGCCGTGGAACCGGTACTCTCAGCACTCGCCGACGGGATGAGCAAGGCCTTCCTCACGAAGACCGCGCGCACCCAGGGGCAGGCCGTGCAGTACATCCGCGACCCGTTCAAGAACGTTCCTCCGAGCCAGATTGTCACATCCCTAGACACCATGCTCAGGGATCAGGTTATCACGCCAAATGAGGCACGTACGAGGATTGGCCTTCCGCCGTCCCCGAACGAGCAGGCGGATCAGTTGCAGAACCCGAACATCAACCCTCAGATGGGTGATACCTCCCTGGACGGCGAGGGGGATATTCCGGACTCCGGTCCTGATGTTCAGTCAGTGCTCAGCATGCCGATGAGCCAAGTCAGAGGAGAAGGATGAAGTTCGACTTCAGTGGCTGGGCCACTAAGAACGACCTGACCTGCTCCGATGGGCGCACTATCAAGCATAATGCGTTCAAGGAGAATGACGGCCAGCGCGTGCCGCTTGTATGGCAGCATGGGCACAATGCCGTCGACAATGTTCTCGGGCATGCACTGCTCGAGAATCGGGATGAGGGTGTTTACGCCTACTGCGCGTTCAACGACACTCCCGGTGCGGATAACGCCAAGGAGCTCGTAAAGCACGGCGACGTCAAGGCTCTCTCGATCTACGCCAACCGCCTCGACCAGCGAGGTGGCGACGTTATTCACGGCAACATTGTCGAGGTTTCCATGGTCCTATCTGGGGCCAACCCGGGAGCTTTGATCGACAACGTTGCTCTTGAGCACTCGGATGGTTCATGGACCGAGTCCGAGGATGAGGCCGTCATTTATTCCGGTCTCACGCTCTCGCACGATTCCGGAGAAACAACGGAGGACACAGAATCCATGGACGAAGACGAGGTTTACGACGAGGGCGACCTCACGGTCGCCGATGTCCTCGAGACCCTCGACGATGACCAGCGTCTGGCTGTTGCAGCCCTTATCGAGGAGATCAGCGGTGATGTTGACGACGATGAGGACTTCGACGAGGACGAAGAGTTCGATGAGGACTATGACGACGAAGACTACGACGAGGACGCCGAGCACGGCGACTTCGGGGGTGATACTCTGATGCATTCCAACATCTTCGAGGGCGACGCCCGTACCCTTATGGGCCCGCACCTCTCTCACGCTGATGAGGAGCAGATCTTCGCCGAGGCTCGTCAGCCCGGCATGACGCTCCGAACCGCTGTCCTGGCTCACGCCGCAGACTACGGTATCAAGAACCCGGAGCTGCTGTTCCCGGACGCCACCAACCTGGACCCGGAGCCCCAGCGCATCATGCGCGAGAACTCTTGGGTTTCCAAGGTTCTCCAGGGCGCCAAGCACTCCCCCTTCTCCCGCGTCAAGACCCAGTGGTCCAACCTGACCGCTGACGACCTGCGGGCCAAGGGTTATGTCAAGGCCAGCCGCAAGAAGGACGTCGTCTACGAGGTCGCCAACCGGAAGACTGAGCCGACGACTGTTTACAACAGGACGAAGATTGACCGTGACGATGTCCTCGACATCACCACGTTCAATGTTGTCGCCTGGATGCAGCAGAACCTGCGCCTTGCCCTCGAGGAGGAGCTCGCTCGCGCCGTCCTTATTGGTGACGGTCGTGAGGTGTCCAACCCCGACAAGATCAAGGAGACCAACATCCGTCCTATTTGGAAGGATGACGAGCTGTTCTCCCACAAGGTCCTGATCGACAAGGACGCCAAGACTCCCGACATCATCGACGCCGTTCGTCGTTCTCGGAAGTTCTATAAGGGCTCCGGCATGCCGGTTCTGTTCACCACGAACGCCTTCGTCTGCGACATGCTCGAGATCAAGGACATCAACCAGCGTTACATCTACGAGACCAAGCAGGCTGTTGCTAACGCCCTGAACGTCTCGGATGTCATCGAGGTTGAGGTCATGGAGGGCGCCAAGCGCGAGGTCGGGGGTAAGACCCAGAACCTGCTCGGCATCATCGTCAACATGCAGGACTACACCCTGGGTGCTGACAAGGGCGGCGAGACCTCCTTCTTCGAGCAGTTCGACATCGACTTCAACCAGCAGAAGTACCTGCTGGAGGCTCGTTGCTCGGGCTCGCTGACGAAGTACAAGTCCGCGATCGTCATCGAGAAGGCTACGGCCTGATCCGGTCAAAATGGCAAGATTCTTCGGAAGCATAGGTTACGGACACGCTGTCGAGACATCGCCGGGAGTGTTCGAGGACAAGGTCACGGAGAGGGAGTACTACGGGGACGTGAACCGTTCCCAGAAGCAGTACGACAGCGAGCCGAAGGTTCTCCAGAATCTCCGGCTCAACAACGAGATCTCCATCGTGGCCGACTCCTACGCCGAGGAGAACTTCTTCGCCATCAAGTATGTGAGGTGGATGGGGGCGCGCTGGGTCGTCACAAACGTGGAGGTCCGCCGCCCCCGTCTCATCCTCAACCTCGGAGAGGTGTACAATGGCCCAACGCCTTGAGTTCCATCAGAAACTCGTCGAAGCGCTGGGCTCTAGGAACGTCTACTTCCAACCCCCGGAGTCCGTCCAGCTCACCTACCCGTGCATCGTGTACGAACGGAGTCGAGCCGACTCGAAGTTCGGGGACAACACCAACTGGATGTATACACCGCGTTATTCGGTCACCCTCATCAGCAGGAACCCCGACGAACCGGTGCTGGATGTCCTGGCAGACATGCCTATGTCCACCTTCGAGAGGCACTTCGTCTCGCACAACCTTCATCACGACGTGTTCAACATCTACCAAGGAGTATAGATGGCAGTCCTCACATGGGACGAGACGGGCAAGAAGTTCTATGAGACTGGTGTGGACCGTGGGGTCCTCTTCCCCGTCAACCCCGCCACTGGCGCTTACAGCAAGGGCGTCGCCTGGTCGGGTCTCACCAACGTGACTGAGACCCCTTCTGGTGCGGAGCAGACCGACCTGTACGCGGACAACATTAAGTACCTCTCTCTGACCTCGGCGGAGACGTTCGAGGGCAAGATTGAGGCCTACACCTACCCGGACGAGTGGCTCCAGTGTGACGGCTCGGCAATCGTCGACAAGGTCGTCATCGGTCAGCAGGAGCGTTCCTCCTTCGGGCTGGCATACCGCACCATCAAGGGTAACGACCAGCAGAAGAACAACTACGGCTACAAGCTGCATCTTCTGTACGGTTTGGCTGCCTCCCCCTCGGAGCGGTCCTACGGCACGATCAACGACTCCCCTGAGGCGATCACCTTCTCGTGGTCCTTCAAGGGCACCCCGGTGAACGTCACCGACCACAAGCCGACCTGTGTCGTCACCCTCGACTCCAGCGTCATCGGCAAGAACGGCATGACCGCCATCGAGAAGCTGATCTGGGGCGGCGGCGCTGACGACGCCAAGCTCCCAACTCCTGACGAGGTCATCGCCGCCGTCAAGGCTGCTGGCTGATAACTCCCACGGACCCCGTGATACGCTCCGGGGTCCGTGGTGACCCCAGGGAGGAACGAATGCTGACGATTCACGTCGTCGGGGATGAGCTCTATGACGAGGATCGTAACGAGTTCATCAATGGATTCGAGGGCGACCTCGAGCTTGAGCACAGTCTCGTCGCTCTGTCAAAATGGGAGTCAAAGTGGCACATCCCATACATCGGCAACGAGAAGCTCACCGAAGAGCAGGTCCTGGACTACATCAAGTGCATGACTCTGAATGACGTCGATCCCGTCGTCTACTCGCACTTGTCCATGGACAACGTGAAACGGATCCGAGAGTACATCGAGGACTCGATGACGGCAACCACATTCGTGGAAGCTGAGGGATCCAGCCCCAGCCGAAACACCATCACGTCAGAGCTGGTCTATTACTGGATGGTCGCTCTCCAGATTCCGTTCGAGTGCCAGCACTGGCACCTTCATCGACTTCTCACACTCATTCGAGTGTGTAATGTCAAGAACCAACCCGACAAGAAGATGACGACCGCCGCCACGCTTCGACAGAATCAGGCTCTGAACGCGGCGAGACGGGCCAAGTACAAGTCAAGAGGTTAACATGCCTGGTGTAACTCCTCTTCTCCACGGTAAAGTTCGAGGAGAGTCCAGTCCGTTCAGCACAGTCTACATCTCCCCGACTAACGGAGTCACCGACGCCTCGATTACTCTGGGGGCGAATCCTGAGTTTGAGCTGGACGTCCCGTTCTACGAAGGATCCAAGGCCCTGGTACGGGTAGTCCGCAAGGATGGCTCCTCGGACCAGAAGATGATTGATCTCAAGGAGTCCATGCCCGAGAAGGTTGTCTGGTTCAACAACCGGGCCGCTGCTGGATACGGGACGTTCGACACCGGCTGGATCAAGTGCCCCGACGACAACGCCTACGTCTACCGAATCATGGCGGGCATGGTCTACGTCAAGCGCAATAGTGACTGGCAGACTCAGGACCTTAACGGGACAAGGGACGTCAAGGTTGTCGATCTCCCCAAGGAGATCCAGGTTCGAAGTCGGGCAACGTTCGTTCTCCCTAAGGGCGACTACACAGACGACGGATCCCTCATCGAGATCTGGCCCGGAGATGCAACAACGCCTCCGCGTGTTCGCGCGCAGCTCAAGGCCAACGGCGCTCGAATCATTCCCGTACTCTTCGCTCCGATCGAGAATTCTAATGGGTGAAGCTTTAGTCACTAATGATTTGTTCTCGGATCCACTGAAAGGTCAAAATGACTGTATCTCAATACGCAGCATCCTGCGCCAGGTACTACGCCGACGTCGCTGATGTCGGCTATTCACAGCCAGATCGCTGGACCTTCTATGATCGGTCCGACTGGGACGGCTGGCTCATCAATCCTCCAGCTAACGCCGACTGCTCGGCCCTTGTTGCTGGCTGTTACAACCTCGCGGCTCACCACGAGTGGGGCGAGCCTTTCACCGCCGGATATTTTCCCCGGTCGACCTGGACGGGGTCCCTTCGGGAGGAGTGTGCTCAGCGCAACTTCGCCGACATCTCGGATTCCTGGACCGGCAACGAGCCTGATGGCGGATTCGAGATCGGCGACATCGTCTTGTCCGAGGCAGCCTCGGGTGGTAAAGGACACGTCGCCATCGTAACGGGTCTCAACCCCACGATTCTGTCCGAGGCATGGATCGCTGAGGACGGAAGCGATGATGGTTTCATGGGTGATCAGACCGAGCAAGAGGTCCGGTCTAAGGAGTACGACGAGCATCCCTATACTCTGTCCGCATCCTGGACCCACTGTCTTCGTCGACGGGACAACCACGGCGGCTCGGCTCCCTCACACGCCGAGTCATCCTCTGGGACCTCCATCCAAGAGGCCGTTCTTCGCGCCGCGGACGCTACTGGGTGCCCTTGGTGGGCCGCTCTCGGCTGCCTCAAGGTGGAGACCGGCGAGGAGGGTGCCAACATCTACGGCCACGACGCCGGAGGTGCCTGCTCGGGCTGGGGCGAGGTCACGGAGCACAACTTCAAGAACTACTTCTGGCCCATCGTCTCCGAGTGGGGCACTTCGAACGGTGTCGGCCCGCTTCAGATCACCTACAACGGGTACTTCATCAACGATCCCAACCGAGCCTGGTGGGATCCGCAGAAGTCGGCCGAGGTTGGTTGTTCCATCCTCAAGGGTCTTATCGATGCCGAGGGTGATTCCTACGAGGACCTCCGCCGAGTGGGGTCTCGCTACAATTCCGGGACCATGTATGGGTCCTACGAAGCGTACGGCGTGCCGTTCTCCGATGCATGCCGCTACTGGTACAACAAAGGCCGTCCGTCTCAGGGCACGAGCGACGGCGGAGAGGAACTCGAAGTGTCATACGCAACCGATCTGCTTTCTGAGATCAAGGACCGCCTCGTCGAGGTTTCCGACCAGACTGGCGCCGGCATTGCCGGTCGTCGTTTCGACGGCCCCATCGTTGGCTGGCTGAAGGACATCTCCTACAAGCAGGACCTGATCCTGAAGGCGCTCAACGAGGCCAAGCCGAAGTCCGACGAGGGCAAGTGAGGCCATCGTGCCTTACTGTCACGTCAAAGGAGACATTCCCCCGTTCGCCACACTAACCGTCGATCCCGATGACGGCCCCACCTTTGTTGATACTGCCGGAGAGAACGGTAAGATCGATGGTATGGTGTGGTTCTTCCGCAGCACCAACGCTCGTCTCTTCTTGGACGACCAGGGATGGCCCGCCGCCAAGACGGTAACCTTGAGTGAGGATAGCGTCGTCGACGTTACCATCAAGACTAATCGTCCAGCTGGCGGCGGGGGAGGCGGTAATGGGAACGTCCTGATCCTCGGTCGTGAGGAGCAGGTGCCCGCAGGTACTCCTCCGAACACGGTCATCGTACGAAAGGTCTGATCATGGCTTCCCACCTGAAGAGTATCGCTGTTTCCAAGAACCAGGACGAGAAGCTCAGCGTTCCGTCAGCTGTTGGGGACTGGGCGCTGCTCGTAGTGGGTGGCCAGTTCGGCACCATGCAGGATTGTACGCCGGCGGGCTGGACCGGGAAGTACGCCACCAGCGCCAAGCTTCGCTCTTGTACCGTGGCCGTCAAAATGGTTGCAAATCCTGCCGACACCCAGAATGTGGTGTGGAGGTCTCCGGACCGGGCTCACAACGGACGACACGTTGCGGCCCTCATGGTGTTTGACGGGGCCAAGGTCAAGAGTCTGGTACCCGGCACACCGGCTGAGAGTGCAGACAACTGGAAGAACGGACCATTTCCTCAGCTCACAGGGTTCGTGCAGCACGATGTGGCTACCAATCCCGTAGCGACGTTCCCAGAAAACGTCGAGTCGGTAACCAACGGTGCCTGGGGCAAGGACACAAAGATGTCCTGGTCGTCAATCGTCGTCGGATACGCTCAGTCACCGTACGTTCCGCCAAGCGAAACCGGCGTGTGTGCCCTCTTCGGCGTCGACGTCCGGCTTAAGGAGCAGAACGACTCGCTTGATCCGACCCTCGCCGACGGATCCAAGATCGGTGTCAGCGTGTGGGACGGTACTCGGGAGACGCCTACCGTCACGATGCGAGCAATCCCGGAGGGCGCCAAGACGATCTCGGAGCTCCTCACGATTCCGCACTTCATCGTCGGACATCGAGGCGGATCCCAGTCCTGGCCCGAGCACACCGAGATTGGTTACACCCAGGCGGTCGACTATCACGCTCACGCGCTGGAATTCTCTGCCGCTCGTAGCAAGGACGGTGTCTGGTTCGGATGCCATGACAAGAGCTTGTCACGTCTTGTCCCTGCTCTGACCAAGAACGCTGACGAGTATACCTGGGCCGAGATCAAGGCGGAGGCGTCGAAGACCCAGTACATGCCGGCGACGATCGATTGGCTGATGGACACGTACTCCAAGAGTCACGTCATTGTCTTCGATCCGAAGCATAAACTAGGTGAGTGGCAGACCGTTTGCGACATGTTCAAGGGCATGGAGCAGAAGGTCATACTCAAGTCCTACGGAGACTCCAAGTGGGCGTTCGACGGGATGCGAGCGCGCGGCTTCAAGACCTGGGGGTATGCGTACGCCTCGGACACAACCAAGGAATGGTATCCGAACTTCCTCGCGGGGAAGGTCTGCGATATTCTGTCCATGGAGTTCAATGCGCCACAGACCACATGGGATGCCCTGAAGGCTTCAGGTCTCCCGACAGTTGCGCATATTCCCGCTGACGCCGAGCAACTCAAGACAGGATGGTCCCGAGGAGCTATGGGCGCCATTGTATCAGGTATCGCGGCCGCCTGTGAGAGGGCCGCATGAGCCCGGCGTTCACGCTGGAGATGGATTCGAGGATGGACACGGGGAAGTGGCTCGAGAGACTCAAAGAGGGCCGCTTCTTCGATTTCCTCGACGACTGCGGACAGGCCGGGGTGGCTGCACTAGCTGCCGCTACTCCGGTCAGGTCCGGTTACACCGCATCCAGCTGGTCTTACGAGATCAAACGGAGCAGAAACCGAGTCTCGCTGGTCTGGAACAACTCCCACGTGGAGCAGGGTGTCCCGATCGCAGTCATATTGCAATACGGGCATGGCACCAGGACCGGTGGCTATGTCCAGGGCGTGGATTATATAAATCCGGCGCTCAGGCCTATATTCGACAGCATGGTCAAGCAGCTTGAAAGCGCGGTGAGAGGCTAGTGGCGTCAATCGAGGAGCGGGTAGTCGCTCTTAAGTTCAACAACGGCCAATTCATGAACGGGGTTCAGGACTCCCTCAACGGAGTCAAGAAGCTCGAGGAGGGATTGGCATTCCGAGGCGGAGTCGAGGGGATCAATCAGGTCTCAGCGGCTGCCAAGAACCTTAATTTCTCGGAGGCCCAAGCCGGCATTGCCGAGACTACGAGCAAATTCTCGGCTCTCCAGTCGATTGCCTTCGGCGCACTCGCCAGCATCGGTGGAAAGATCGCAGAAGTCGGCTCCTCGATGCTCTCGAACTTCACGGTTCAGCCCCTTATCGACGGTATGAAGGAGTACGAGCTTCAGCTCAACTCCGTTCAGACCATTCTCGCCAACACTGCCCAGAAGGGCGAGACGATCCAGACTGTTAACGCGGCTCTGGACCAGCTGAACACGTACGCGGACCAGACTATCTATAACTTCGGCGAGATGACGTCCAACATCGGTAAGTTCACCGCTGCCGGTATTGGGTTGGACGACTCAGTCGCGTCGATTAAGGGTCTGGCAAACTGGGCCGCCGTCGCTGGTGCCAACTCCGAGGCCACTTCGAGGGCTATGTATCAGCTTTCGCAGGCTATGGCCGCAGGAACGGTGAAGCTTCAGGACTGGATGTCCCTGGAGAACGCCGGCATCGCAACCAAGCAGTTCCAGGACCAGCTGATTCAGACAGCCAAGGTCCACGGCAAGAGCGTCGACGAAATGATCGCCAAGAACGGGTCGTTCAGACTCTCCCTTCAAGAGGGATGGCTGACCCAGGAGATCATGATGGAGACGCTGAAGCAGATGGCCGGTGAGTACACCGACGAGCAGCTTCTCTCCATGGGATACACCGAGGAACAGGTCGCTCAGATCCAGGAACTGGCCAAGACTGGTATGTCTGCAGCTCAGGACATCAAGACGTTCTCGCAGTTGATGGGCGTCATTGGTGAGGAGCTCGGTTCATCCTGGGCGCAGTCGTTCCGAATCATCTTCGGCGACTTCGAGCAGGCCAAGGAGCTGTGGACCAAGGTCGGCGCCTTCCTCACGGGTCCGAGTGGTGTCATCACGCAGATGGGTAACGCCCGGAACGCCCTCCTCCAGGGTTGGGCGGATCTCGGCGGTAGGGAGAAGATCCTTGAGGGCCTCGCTTCCCTGTTCCACGCCATGTGGGATCCGTTGCAGCGCATCGGTCAGGCGTTCTCGCAGGTCTTCAGCGGCCCTTCCGCTGAGGGTCTGTATGCGATGTCCGAGGCGTTCGCCAACTTCATGGCTAAGTTGGTCCCCAGCGAGGCTACGGTCGAGTCGATCGGTAACTACTTCGAGGCATTCTTCCGAATCGTCAAAATAGGTGTACTGGTTCTCACTGACTTCGCCAAGGTGATCGGATGGATCGCTGGCGGAGCGCTCAAGGGACTGGGAGCCATCATTTCCAACCTGCGTGGCCACACCGCGGGTTGGTCTTGGAGTCTCCTGGAGAGCGTCGAGGCCGTTCAGAGTTGGTATGAAAGCCTGAATGTCGCCGAGAACGTTATCAAGGCCCTCATCTGGACAGGCCACGGCCTGAAGCGTATCTGGAACAACTTCTCCGAGGGTTTCCACGACGAAATCACGCCCAGTCTCAGGCGCCTCAAGGAGGCCTGGGACGGTCTGTGGGCGGCTCTGAAGACCGCGGGTTCCAGTATCAAGGAGTCCATCGTCGCGCCCTTCCGGGAACTCAAGGAGAGCGCCCAGGAAGTCGGGCAGGCACTCGGCATCACCAGCGATTCCACCGAGGAAGCCGGCGACACGGCTGAGGCGAACGAGTCCAAGTTCACCAAGCTCAAGAACAAGATTGTCGAGCTGTTTGAGTCTGCCTACAAGAAGTCATATTTCTGGGGGCAGCACCTGGCTGACCATCTTATTCCGGCGATCGATAAACTCACCAGCTTCATTATCTGGCTGACTGAGTGCATAAACCAGCAGGCCATCGTAGTTAGCGACTGGTTGACTCCCAAGATGGAGCGACTGGCCGCACTCTACGATGAGGTGTCCACCAAGTTCAGCGAGTGGGCCGAGGCCATGCAGAACGGGCCCGATATTGCTTGGCTGTCATCCCTCGGCGGTATTCTTTCGTCGTTTGGAGCTGGTGTCTGGGGCGTCCTCAAGAATCTGGCAACTCTGAACTTCGACTTCGACACCAAACCGTTCCATAAGGCGTTCAGTGATCTTAAGACGCTCATGGGCGAGTATGCCGAGTCTGTCAAGTACGGCTGGAACACCACCAAGGAGTTCATCGCCAACCTTGAGCTCAAGGACAAGGCTACTTCTGGGTGGCATAACTTCGTCAAGCTCATCCACGGCATTGGCAAGGTTCTGTCCACAGTTGGCCACTACGCCGTCATCGCCGCCAAGGCTCTCATCGAGCCGTTCAAGGGCGCATTTGCTGAGCTTAAGAACATGGCTGATAACGGTGACTACGGGGGCATATTTGACGCCATCCTCAAGACGGGCGCTCTGGTTACATTCCTCGCAATTGCCCGGAATGTTATCAACACCTTCAAGGAGTGGGGCAAAGCCGGATCCAACTTCGCTGGAATACTCGGCAGTGTCAAGGACGTCATCGACGGGTTCAAGGAATCAATGGAGGCTACGACCGCCAAGGTCAAGGCCACCACGGTCCTTATTCTCGCCGGAGCCGTTCTCGTTCTGGCCGCTGCGCTCTGGGTCGTCGCCCAGATCCCGGCAGGCAAGATTGTGGCTGCTGGTGCAGCTCTATATTTCATGTTCAACATGCTCAAGAAGGCGGAGGACGAGCTGTCCAGCGCCGGTGAAGGCAAGGACACGAAGGGGCTCGCTAAGCGAATGCTGGCGCTGGTCGTATTGGCCGGAGTCGCACTCCTACTGGGCAAGGCGCTGAACAACATCGGCACCATGGACTGGGATGATATCCTCAAGGGAACCCTTGGGCTCTTCGCAGTCATAAAGATGCTGATGATGGTGGCCGATACGACTACCAAGAAGAACAAGGATATCCTGGCGTTCGCTCTCACGGCGATTCCGCTGGGCATCGGTGTTATGCTCCTTGCCTATGCGGTCAAGCCGCTTGGTGAGATGAGTCTGTCGGACCTGACACAGGGTGTTCTGGCACTCGGTCTTATCATGAAGATGATGACCATGATGTCCCAGATGGGCACGGTCAAGATCAAGAAGGCCTCGGCGTTCGCGTTCCTTGCATTGGCATTTACCATGCGACAAATTGCGAAAGTCCTAACCGAGATCGGTGAGCTGTCTTGGGGTGACACGATCAAGGGCATTATCGCTATGGATATTTGCCTGGCGTCCTTGACGTTCACTGTCGAAAGGCTTGGAAGCGACAAGCTCTCCGGCGGAAAGTCTCTTGTCGGAGCCCTAACGATCCTGGTCCTGGCGGCGACGCTTAAGCTCATAGCCAGCGATATTGAGAGCTTCGCCTCCATGCCATGGGGCGACTATCTCAAGGGATTGGTCATGATGTCCGCGGCCCTGGCCGTTCTCGTGGGGATCAGCTCCATTGGCGGGGGAAGCCTCGCTGGTGCGGCGGGTCTCTTCGTGACGGTAGCGGCGCTTGCTCTCCTGGCACCTGTGATGAGGATGCTGGGTGAGATGGACTGGGCCACGGCGGGCAAGGGTATTGCCATCATGGCTCTGGGACTGGCCGCTCTGGTAGCAGTCGGTTACGTTGCTGAGTTCGCTGCAGTCGGTCTACTTGCACTGGGCGGCGCCATCCTGATGATCGGTATGGGTGTCGGTCTGGCAACCGAGGGTATCGCCAAGCTGGTTGACGCCATTGCAAATCTGTCGACCTCGGGTGCCGATGGTGTCCAGACATTCCTCGCGGCTGTCGACGGCTTCGTTGAGAGAATGCCTGCGATGGGTACGGCGCTCGGCGAGGGCTTCATCAACTTCATGCAGGTCCTCATCGACAATTCGGGCACTATCGTCGAGTACCTCAAGCTTATCCTGACGTCTGGCGCTCAGGCTATGATTGAGTCTATCCCGACGTTCGTTCAGCTCATGACCACGATCCTCCTGGCGATCATCCAGGTCATATACGACAACGCCCAGGCTCTTATCGACTGCGCCATATTCTTGATCCTGACCTTGTCACAGGCCCTCATTGATAACATGCCGCAGTTGGTCCAGAGAGGCTCTGATGTGCTCATATCCTTCCTGGATGGTCTGAGCCAGAAGATCCCAGAGATCGGGACGAAGGCCACGGACTGTATCGTGGCGTTCATCACCAGTCTCGGCGACGAGATGCCACGGATCACCGACGCCGCGGCCAAGACCGTCATCAAGTTCATCAACGGACTTGCTGATGCGATCGAGAACAACTCCGAGGCGATGGCTCAGGCGGGTGTTCGACTCATCAGTGCCATCACAAGGGGTATCGGTACTGGCATCAAGACTCTCGTATCTACGGGGGTCGCGCAGATGAAGAACGCTGGCATTCAGCTGGTCAACGGCCTCACGAATGCGATCACCAGCAAGCTCTCCTCCATCGCCAGTGCGGTCACGAGCATGGGTAGCACCGTTGTTTCGAAGGTTAAATCGGCGTTCGGAATTCATTCTCCTTCGAGGGTGATGTACGAGATCGGCGATTTCCTGATGCAGGGTCTTGCAAACGGTATCACCGACAACACCGAGCAGGGCATCGCGGCGGCCACCACCATGGCCACCGACACCGTCGACGCGTTGTCCAAGGGCTTCGGTAACACGAAGGATATTTGGAACAACGCATTCGGAGAGAACGCCGATCCGACGATCAAGCCGGTTCTGGACCTCTCGCAGGTCGAGGAGCAGGCGGGTCGTCTCGACGAAATTCTCCCCAAGGAGGAGATCGCTGGCACTCTCACGACGACGGCGACCGCACAGCTCGCGGGACGAGTTGTTACTAGCACTCCGGTGAAGTCGAATGACACCGCCGCCAGCGAGACGTACAACCAGGGCACAAGTCTCGTGTTCAACCAGTACAATAACTCGCCGAAGGCGCTGTCCGAGGCGGAGATCTACCGCCAGACTCGTAACCAGATCGAGCAGGTGAAGGGAGCCATGTACGAGCTATGATTGAGTCAATCGAGTTTCTTACGTACCGACAGCAACGCGTCGTTCTTCCTCTAAGGGATCCTTGGGGGATCGGCGTGGCTGTCAAATCCGTTGACGGCCTGTCGGCTACGAAGGCCTCGATCAACACGACTGAACTGGCTCTTACGGATGTGGCTATATTCAACGGCGCGAGGGCGGGAATGAGGAACCTCAAGATCAAACTCGCGCCGTTGCCCATGCCCGACATCGAGACCAGCAGGCAGCGCATATACTCCTGGTTCCAGATCAAGCAGCTCATGACCGTGTACATCAACACGGACAAGCGCAGGGTCAAGACCGAGGGGTTCGTCGAGACGGTTGAGGCGGACATATTCTCGAAGGAACAGGAGATCAATGTCTCCATCCTATGTCCTGACGCTTACTGGCATGACGCGGACACCAGTGTCGACAAGAACCTCGAATGGTCCAGGGAGATCCCATCCTTCGAGTTCGACTTCATGGACCAACCGTCCCCGTCTCTGGAGTTCAGCAAGGACCGAGGCTTATTGTCCGCCACGATCGACTACGAGGGCGATGTTGAGACCGGGTTCACCATGGTATTCACGTTCCGCCCAGGCGCCAAGCTACCGATCACGGTGACCGAGACATTCTCCGGCGACCAGTTCAAACTCACCGGGGCATTTCTCGACAAGACGTACTACAAGGTCGATCCCATCGTGGGTGGCGACATCGTTACGGTCAATTCTAGGACAGGGCGCAAGTCCATCATCCGGAACCGGGGCGGACGTAAGGACAAATTCATAGCGGCATTGGACCGTAACTCAGACTGGCTCAAGCTAAGACCTGGCGCCAATGAGTTCCAGATCGCGATGAATGATCCGAATCTCACGGACGTATATTTCTCTACCGACGTTCTCTTCCAGGGGGTGTGACATGTATCTTGCGGTTTTTGATGAAGCCATGATTCTCCAGCATATTTGTGAAGACTACAAGTCCGTCATCTGGACCGAGAGGTTCCACGGCTTCGGCGATTTCAAGCTAACGGTTCCTGGCACCCTGGAAAACCTGCAGATCTATCAACTCGACTACTACCTGTACACTAAAGGCACGAACAAGCTCATGATCATCGAGCAGGTCGAGCTCAATACCGAGTACAGTAAGCAGTCGCTGTTAACGGTCAGTGGTCGCAGTCTTGAGTCCATATTGGACAGACGCGTCATGCACCCCTATCCTATTTGGGAGGGAACCAGACTATGCATGCATGAGCGAACCAAAGGGAAGGTCAAAGATGTTATCAAGCATTACACCAACCTTCTGTTTAAGCAGAGGGATTCGCTAGACACATCGCACGAGAGGCACGTCACGGGGTTTGGTTGGTACTCAGTCGATGAGTTGCCTTCCGGGATTCGTAAGGGGCGTCCTGTTTCTTCGATGGATATCGGAAACATCAGGGCGAACGCCAACGGTTCCGTACGGAACGTGTCGGCGAACGCCGGATACACTCATACGTCCTACGACGATACTGATCCGTATATTATGGAGGGCTCCTGGTATAAGCTGGTTCAGAATCTCACGGACTTGACTATGTCTGGATGGGCTATTGAGTTTGACGGGGAAGATCCGTATTACTGGTACGGGTATACCTATAACGGCGTGAACCGAACATTTAATCAGGGCGAACGCCCTCCTGTAGTGTTCTCCCCGAAGTACGATAACCTGTCAAAGGCCACCTATTTCAAGTCCAAGGTATCTACTCGGACCAAGATATTCTCGGGCGCTGTGAAATTTACTGTACCCTTGAGCTTGCAGCTCTCAAAAGAGTATCTCGATGATAACCGAGACTCCGCGATGCAAAACAATTCGGTTACCGTCGGCACCAAAGGACTCGGGCTTCGGGAGGGTTATTTTCAAAACCCATCGATCGAACACACAAATGGGTACATGACCTCGACTGGTAGTGGTACTAGCGGCGTGGCTTCGATTGATCCCGAATCCATCTATCGTCAGATTGCCGAGCAGTGCAATACTGAGCTGTGGCGTCACATGCCCATTGAGATGTTCTCGGGTGAGGCTGCCCAGCAGTCCATGTATACGTACAACGAGGACTTCTTCTTGGGCGATTTCGTACAGATCCAGAACGAGTTCGGGCAGCAGGACATCGCTCGGGTAACCGAGTACATCCGTACGTCCTCAGACTCAGAGGGCGACGTCTTCTACCCGACGTTCACGTCCTTGTCTGATATTCAGAAGTCGAAACCGGGGTTGAACATCACATGACAGAGAAATCAGGATTCTTCGTCTCCATCAATGGGGACCGGAAGTACTCCGCGGATGACTTCGGCCGCATGTTCGACGGAGTCATCTCGGACGGCATATTCCAGAACTGGGGTCGAGGGTACCAGGTTGCCAAGGGCTCTGGACGAGAGGTCATCGTGCAGTCGGGGCGTGCCTGGTTCAAGGGGCACTGGATTGAGAACGACGCGAACAAGGTCTACGCACTCACCGAGGGCGCCACGGACGGCGATCGTTACGATGCCATAACCCTCAGAGTCGACAAGACGCCCAGCGTTCGCTCCGCGGGCACCCGCGTTATTCAGGGCACTTCTGGTGGCGGTGTTCCACAGCCTACCCAGACGAATGATACCTTCGAGGTCATCATCGCCTATATTCGGGTCCCCAGGGGAGCCAAGACGAACACGGACTTCGAAGTCACGGACTGCCGCGGTAGGGTTGGCGCTCAGTATGCTCAGTGGGCTCAGAGCGTCATGCAGCCCAGGCAGATCACTCTGAACAACAAGAACGATTTCCTCAACGCCTTCAACAACGACCCGAATCTCAAACGAGTCATTACTCGAGGCAACAACCTGGGTAGGGTCATGACGCCCGCCCAGAAGGCTGCCATCCGGAATGGGACGTTCGATGGCTTGTGGCTGGGGGACTACTGGCAGTATAACGATAATTCCTGCAAGTGGATCATCGTCGACTTCGACCGGTGGCTGGACTACCCGAATGGCGAGAATCAGCACCGAATCACGGTCATGAGCGACCGCAACCTCGGAATCGACAATATCGGCGAGTCGGGATGGTGCGAATACGGCTGGAATGGTTCCAAGATGCGACGGGACTACTCCAACGGTATGGTGCGTTTCTCCACGCTTACCCAGGTCTTCGCCATGTCGGACTTCCGGACGTTCCCTGTTATGGAGCCGCACGGTTACGAGAACACCGGGAATGCCTGGGAGCGCACGGAGAAGGACTGGACCTGGGAGTACCCGCAACTCACCATTCCGTCCGAGTTCGAGATGTTCGGCTCATATCTTGTGCACAACCGCATCAACGGCGACACTCACACCATTGGTCCGATCTCTCGTCAGTTCTCGTATTTCCGTGTCGGCAACCCGATTCCGACCCCGGGCGAGTCCTTCTGGCTCCGGGATCAGATCTCTAAGGACTACTTCGGCCTGTACTACGGCGATCAGCGTCGAGTCACTTGGGCCCAGTGGACTGAGAAGTACGGGGTGCGCCCCATCGTTTCTATCGGAGGCTAAATGTCTCATACTGTGGAGCTGGTGATCACCATATTCGGCTCCGTTCTCACCAGTACTGGTCTCTGGGCGTATCTCCAGAAACGTGCGGAAAGGCATGACGCCAAGACTCAGCTTATGTTGGGTCTAGCGCACAACCAGATCGTGGCTATGGGAACCGCATATCTGTCCCGTGGTTACATCACCATCGATGAGTTTGAGGACTTGCAGAAGTATCTGTATCAGCCCTACCACACTTTCGGCGGAAACGGGACTGCCGAAAAGGTAATGGATGCCGTGAACCGGCTTCCGATCCATTTTCCTGACACCCGAAGAAAGGATAAGCGCTATGTCGCTGTCGAATCAGACCTACAACACTCTGAAGTGGATTGCTCAGATCCTGCTTCCTGCCCTCGCCACCCTGTATCTCGCCCTGGCGGGTTTGTGGGGTTTCCCTCACACTGAGGCGGTTGTGGGTACCATCACCGCTCTCGACACTTTCCTGGGCGCTCTGCTCGGTCTTGCAGCCAAGAACTACGAGCCCGAGGTTGACGGCGTGCTCCATGTGGACCACAAGAACCAGGAGGTCTACGCCGCTCTGGAGACCCCTGCTCAGGACATGACCAAGAAGGACACGGCCACTCTGAAGGTCTCCGAGGTCTGACGATCCGCGGGATCGACATGGTCTATAATGATACCCCTCATTTGAAAGGAATACCATGTCCGACAACAAGCCGAACACCAAGAAGGCCCTCGAAGAGGCTTACGCTTTCATCGACGGCATGGATCCCGACAGTGAAGCCTATCGCGAAGCTCTCCGCAGCATCAAGGAGCTTGAGCAGATTCAAGACGCAAAACACCGTCGTTTCTGCCCCAGCCCCGATGCCGTGGTGGGCGCCGCCGGCTCCATCCTCGGAATCCTCGCCATCGTGAAGGCTGAGCAGATCTTCCCCGTCGCCTCAAAGGCACTCGGATTCGTCGCCAAGATCCGCATCTGAGACACGAAAAACCTAGGACCCCACAAGGGTTCTAGGTTTTTCGCAAGCCTTCTGTTTTTCGAAATCCAAAAATTACCGGGTGGGAAAATCGGAACGCGGATTTTGCAAGTCCTATAACGAGACCCCTCACGAAAGGAATGCATCATGTCCAACATCTTCATCGCATTCGGTTTCATCTCCTTCGTCATGTTTCTGTACACCGTCTACTCCCAGGCGCAGCAGATCAAGGAGCTCAAGAAGACCGTCCGCCACCAGCGGCATCTCCTTAAGGCTGCCTCGACTCCGTCCGCCCAGGAGACCGACAATGTAGAGAAGTATCTTGAAGAAGATTGGGCCGAGATCGAGAAGATCTTCCGACAGAACTCTACCAAGAAGTGACTCTCACGCCTAGAACCTTCACGGGTTCTAGGTTTTCGCAGAATCAGCAGGGCATATAATGAGACCTATAGACCGAAAGGACCGATCATGCTGATCTCCCGCCTCGTCGAGAACCTTGTCAAGTCTGTCATCTACTGCGTTGGAATCTACGCCATCGTCAAGTGGGTGCTCTCCCGCTACAAGATCTCGAAGCAGGATTTCACCACCCCTACCCACATCGACCACAGTCTCTAAAGCCCGTGCCCTCTAACAGAGGGCATAGGTTTTCGCGGATTTTGCATGGCCTATAATGAGACCCCCATCTGAAAGGAACCACCATGAACCGCGTCGTCCTCGCCGTTGCAATGCTCGCCGCCTCCTTCGCTCTCCAGCACTACGCCGACAAGAAGCTTGAAGCGAAGTTCCGCGAGGTCCTCAACAAGAAGACCGCGGAGCAGAACGCTCCCGCCAACTGACACTCACTCCTAGAACCCAACTCGGGTTCTAGGTTTCTCGATAGAAAGGAACGCACATGAACCCCGAAGACATCAAGCTGGAATTCCACGAGCCGGATCCCATCACCAATACACAGAAGGTCACACTCACGGTTCCAGCCGACGTGCTCCCCGAAGTCGCCAAGCAGATGCTCATCAATGCTATCCAGAGTAGCGTGACTACATTCGGGAACGCGATAACAATCTAGAAGAGAATGAGTGGTATAAAGCACTCATCAATATTGGAGGGGAGATCAAGTGAACCTCGCATTCGTCAAAGCTACTCAGGACTTCGTCGTACGCAACTCGCACCATATCCTCACGGGACTGGCGCTGCTGGGCCTCGGAGCATCGGTCGCCCTGAGCGTCCATGCGGACCGTCAGATGCAGGAGTGGGATATTGACGACTTCAAGCGCCTCACCAAGGAGCAGCGAATCAAGATCTACGCTAAGATCTACGCTCCTCCGGCTATCGCCATATTAGCTACGGGCGCTTGTGTCATCGGCGCTCACAGCATCTCGGTCAAGCGTGAGTCGTCCCTGCTCCTTGCTTACGAGGGTACGCGTCAGGTGTACGACCGTTATCGTGCCTCCGTCCAGGATCGCCTTGGTCCGGAGGAGAAGACGATCTCCCAGAATGCCGCGTCCAAGATGGATCCATATCCTCGTGACGCAGCTGTGGTTTGTGGTGATGGTGACGTCCTGTTCTACGACGCCTACAGCGGTCGTTATTTCAAGTCCACCGTCAACAAGATCGACCGTGTCGTCAACGAACTTAACTACACCCTCCTCCGAGAGATGTGCGTCAGCCTTAACGAGTTCTACGCCGGCATCGGCCTAGAGGGTATTTCCTTGGGCGACCAGCTCGGATGGAATGAGCAGAGGCAGATCGAGGTGCACTACGGCGCCCAGGTCTCGGATGACGGGAAGGCCGTCGTGGTTGTCGATTTCGTCGTAGAGCCCACGGAGAAGTGGTTCAAGCTTTCGTGAAAGGAGCACCGCCTATAACGAGACCCATCTAGAAAGGAATGACAATGAGTTTCAAAGAGACCACCGGATACAAAGTCGTATCCCTTGTCGCCTCGACATCCGCCAGCATCACCGCCGGTGCCGTTGTCGGCGCTCTCTGCCCTCCAGCCGGAGTGGTATTGACCGCCATCTACGGCGTCGGTAGTAGTGTCCTTGGTACATATGTCGGTGACAAGGCCGGACGACAGTACGCCGAGACCCTTGCCGAAACCATCGACTCCATGAAGACACCTCAGACCAACTAGACCCCCTATGCCCTCTAACAAAGGGCATAGGCTTTCGCAAATTCTGCACGCACTATAATGAGACCCCATCAACTCGAAAGGAACTCTCATGTCCGAGAACACCGCTCCCACCGTTATCGAGCACTCCGAGACCGTTGAAGACGAGACCCCCATCATCGCCGTCAACTGGACCAAGCTCGGTGCCGTCGCCAAGAAGAGTGCGCGTTACGTGCTGCCCGCCGCAGCCGGTTTCGCAGCGCTCGTCCTGGTGAAGGCCCTTGCTAACTCCAGCGACAGTGATGACGAGGCTCCCGCCGCCATCGAATCGGACGCCGACGTCGTGGACGCTGAGCTCGTCGAAGAGACCGACGACTGATCCTACTCACCCCTAGAACCCAACTCGGGTTCTAGGTTTCTCATTTTTCAGAAAAGAACGAACGATGGAGCTTCAGGCGGCCGTGGTGGTTACCCTCACCGAGAACGGTAAGACAGTCAAGCGCGTCATCCAGAAGAGCGACAAGTTCGACGAGAAGACCTCGTGGGACCATATTGTCAACCAGACCAAGTCGCTCGCAGCCACTACTCTCAACTCGATGGACTGAAAGGCATATCCATGATCAAGATGAACGTCAGCGCCGAGACTTTCGACGGCGACATGGTCACCGAGACCCTCTGGTTCCACATGAACAAGGTGGACCTGATTGACCTGCAGCAGTCGCAGCCGGGCGGGTTCACTGACACGCTTCAGGCGTTCATGTCTCGCAAGCCTGAGGACTGGACCACGAAGGACAAGTTCAAGCTGTTCGACTACTTCCGCACCATCGTCGACAAGGCTTACGGCGAGCGGTCGTCTGACGGCAAGCGATTCAGCAAGTCGCCGGAGATCCTCGCCCGCTTCAAGGACAGCATCTTCTACGACGAGTTCGTTCTGAGCTTGCTGGAGGACGAGAAGAAGAGCATTAAGTTCTTCAACGGCGTTATGCCCAAGGCGCTCCTCGACCAGGCCAAGAAGGAGCGGCCGGACGTGTTCAACCAGATCGAGGCCTGAGAAACCCGAGCGGGGCCCTGGGGAGACCTGGGGCCCCGCATATCAGAAGGAGCGAACATGAGCGATAATGTACCCGTGCGTGGGGATTTCCCCTCCAACTCACGGAAGACCAAGCCTGCCGTCGAAAGGGTCGTCAAGACTCCGGCGCGTATTGACAAGGGCAGTCTCGGCAAGCAGGCGCTTCAGGCGTTCTTCGCCGAGGACATCAAGGAGGTGGCCAACTACCTTCTCTGGGATATTGCCCTGCCCAGCGTCAAGAACGCCGTGAGTGATATCTTCACATCCGGGATCGACCGGCTGCTCTTCGGAGGCGACGGCGGTCCTCAGCGCTCTCGCAGCAACAAGGCCTACACCTCATATTCCAATCGGACTTACGGACGTCGTGAGACCCCGACCGAGCGGACGTACACTCAGAGGGACCGTCGGGAGCACAATCTCGAGTCCATCATATTCGCAACCCGTAGTGAGGCCGAGGATGTCCTGAATCACCTGATCAGCATCTGCGACCAGTACGACGTGGCGACTGTGGGAGACCTGTATGGTATGGCCGGCATTTCCCAGTCGTACACCGACGAGAACTGGGGATGGCGGGATCTCCGAAGCGGACGCGCTGTCCGTTCCCGCAATGGATACATTCTCGATCTACCGAAACCGGAGGACGTCCGATGAACGACGAAGAGATGACAACGGTCTACAGTCTCACATCTATCTTTCTCACTGTATTCATTCTACTTCTCATCCTCGCGGGCCTAGGATCCCTGCCGGTCTGGGTCATATTCGCAGGGCTAATAGTCATCAACGCCATTCTCATCGCGGGGATCGTGAACGACATAAGGAACAACAAATGAGCGTCGAGCAGATGCGCGCTAAGCTGCGCACAGCATACGGAGGATCGGCGGCGTGGGTCGCCAAAGTTGACCGCATGAATGACGGTCAGGTAATCGCAGTCTACAAGAGCCTTAACGAGAGGAAGTACTTCGCATCATGAGTCTCACAGTTATTTCGCGCCTCGCCGGCAAGGGTGCTCTCATCGTCTCCAAGCACGCTCCCGCCATCTTGACGGGGCTGGGGATCGCCGGCTTCACCGCAACCGCAGTCCTCACAGCCAAGCAGACGCTGAGCGTCGGCGAGGTCACCTGGGAAGACCTGAACGAGCTGTCGACCGTAAAGGCGGCTGAGGACGAGGAGAAGTTCGACAAGCGGGAGATTCAGATCGCCAAGGCCCGTGCCTGGGGCAATCTGACGAAGCATCTTGTCAAGCACTACGCCCTGCCGCTGAGCTTGGGCACGGCCTCCGCCATTTCTCTGATCCTGGCGCACCGCATTTCTGCGCATCGGATTGCTGGTCTGTCCATGGCCTACGCCGGTCTCGAGGAGTCCTTCCGCAACTACAAGGACCGTATCGAGGAGGGCTTCGGTAAGGAGGAGACCGAGCGTATTCTTGCCGAGGCTGACGCCAATGCCCTCGACAAGGCGAAGATGGACTACTACAACGAGACAGGGCGCGAGTTCCAGCTCAAGCCCGAGGAGTTCATGCGTGAGCTCGGCGTCTCGCCATACGCTGTCGTGTTTGACCAGAACGCGAAAGCCTGGGAGGGGAACGAGGACTACAGCCTCATGATCCTCCACGCTCAGGAGAACTACGCCAACGACATCCTGCGGACTCGTGGATATCTGCTCCTGAATGATGTGTACAAGGGCCTCGGGCTGCCTCCAACGTCTGCCGGTTCTGTAGTGGGCTGGGTCTACGACAACGAGGACGGCGACGGTATCGTTGAGTTCGGCAATTTCGAGGTATTCAACTACCGCGACTACGACCCGGTCCTCGGACGTGAGGTCACCAAGTTCGTCCTCGACTTCAACGTCGACGGCGTTATCTACGACCAGATTGACAGGGTGGCAATTCGATGAGGGTAGCACTTCTGATCCTGGTCGGTTTCGCCATCGGTCGAGCAACTAAACGAAAGGGACGCAAGTGAAACTACTACCGGCGCTCGTCGTCGGTCTCACGGCAGGATTTCTTGCCGTGCAAGACTTGAAGAGCGAGAAGAAGGAGCCTGAGGAGAAGGCTGTAGAAACTCCGGTCGAGCCGGAGGAGGAAGCGAAGGAGCCGACAATGGACGAGTATGAGGAGATCGTCAACGACGAGTATCTCGACATCACCATGGAGGACGACCTCTCCGAGATTATGGGAGAGGACGACGAGGAGGTCGCGGAGGGGGACACCGTCCGGGCCATCTCCGAGCAGGAGTACGACGAGGGCGCATTCGGATTCGAACGCGTCGACTTGATGTATTTCGTCGACGACGGGATCTTGTGTGACTCGGACATGATCACGATTGACAACAAGGACGAATGGCTCGGAGACGTCGCTCTCCTACTCGGGCCGGATCCTGTTACGACCATGTGGATCCGCAACTTCAACCTCTCCTACGATATTCGCCTAGAGATCGTTAGGGACTCGTACTCCGGATCCCGCTGATGGAAGACGAATACTTCGACTTCCTAGTCTCATTCTTGGGGGAGGACGAAAACCCGCTGCCGAGCATGTTTGACAGCTACTTCCTCCTGATGAAGCTCTACCGTACCGAGTTCCGCTACTCCGCCATGATGGACCGCAATCGGGACATGGATGGTCGTGAGTGGCGGAACCGCTACGGCGGAGAGCTTCCGCCGGCATTTCTCAAGCGCCCGGCCAACGTTCTCGAGGTTCTTCTCGGACTGGCCGATCGTATGGCGTTTGAGCTGGATGATGAAGAGGGCCCCGCTCCTTATTTCTGGGAGATGATCAATAACCTCGGAATCAACTTCATGGACTGCGACGTCATGCTGGACGACAAACTCGATCGAAAGGTCGAGAAGGCTATCGACCGATGGATGAGTCGTCAGTATGATTCCCACGGACGCGGAGGCATATTCCCTCTCAAGTCCCTTCCCGAGTTCTACGGGTCGGGGGAGTTCCCTAACCAGAACCGCCTTGAGCTCTGGTACCAGATGCAACTCTACCTCGCGGAGAACTACGACATATAAGGAGTCAAATGGATTTCTACGAGATCAAGGAGCGAGCCCTGAAATCGGGCACCACCGAGGTACGGCCGGCCTGGCGTGTGCACCAATTCAAGGATCTCATGGTTCGTGGGAAGTCCTTCTACGCCGTGTACAATCCCGAGACGCATTTCTGGAGTACTCACGAGTACGACCTGATCCGTATCGTGGACGCCGACGTGACCCGTCACTTTCAAGAGGCCTCAAAGAGAGTCGACGGGTCCGTCTGGGCACGGTATCTGGGGGACTACGACTCCAAGACATATTCCGACTACAAGGCGTGGATGTCCAAGCTCCCGGACGTCTACCAGCCTCTCGACGGCAAGATACTGTTTGCCGACCAGACTCCAAGAAAGGAAGACTACGCAACCAGAACGCTCTCATATTCTCTGAGCGACGAGCCATGCCCCGCCTATGAGGAGCTCATGAGCACCCTCTACGATCCGGACGAGAGGGAGAAACTCGAGTGGGGCATCGGATCTATATTCACGGGAGACTCTACCTGGATCCAGAAGTTCTTCGTGCTCTACGGATCTGCTGGATCCGGTAAGTCAACCGTCCTGAACCTTATCTCGAGACTGTTCGACGGTCGTATCGGTCAATTCGACGCGGCGGCTCTTGGTCGACCCAGTGACCAATTCGCCCTTGAGCCTTTCAAGTCGAATCCTCGAGTGGCCATTCAGCATGACGGCAACCTCTCCCGGATCGCGGATAACAGCCGCCTGAATAGTCTCGTATCTCATGAACCGATGGTCATGAACGAGAAGGGGAAATCCCTCTACACATTCAAGCCTGAAGCGATGCTGTTCGTGGGTACCAACTTGCCAGTACGCATCACCGACTCAAAGAGCGGACTGACGAGGCGTCTTATCGACGTTGAGCCTTCTGGACGAAAGCTCGATATTCGTCGGTACAAAGAGATCATGTCTCAACTCGAGGACGAACGGGGTTCTATCGTAGAGCGCTGCGTGGAACTCTATAAGTCCAAGGGCCCGTCGTATTACGACGACTATAAGCCCATCGGAATGATGAGTAAAACCAACCCCATCTTCAACTTCCTCGATTTCTATCAGGACGAGTTGGACGATGAGGATGGCGTCTCTCTCAAACGCATCTACGAGATGTACAAGGAGTACTCCCAGACATATTCGGACGGAGCTATGTACCCTATGTACAAGTTCAAGGACGAGATCCGGGATTACTTCGAGGAGTTCCACGATCGCATCATGATCGATGGGAACAGCCGGCGCAAGGTGTACAAAGGGCTATTGAAATCCAAATTTTCCCAGGGGGAGAAGACGGAGAGCCCAATTTCGGACTGGACCGAGATGAAGGAGCAGCCGTCATATCTTGACGAGCTCTATAAGGACCGTCCTGCACAGTACGCCAATGAAAACGGCCTCCCAGCGAAACGTTGGGGCGACGTCACGACCACACTGAAGGACTTGGACACTAGAAAGGAGCATTATGTCCTCGTACCCGAGCAAGACGTCGTCATCGACATCGACCTCGACAAGGACAGAGACAAGTGTCTGGAAGAGGCTCGGCGGTGGGTCCCCTCCTATGCTGAACTCAGCCGATCGGGGGGTGGAATCCACATCCACTATCGATATTCGGGGGATCCTTCCGTACTTTCACGGTTGGTGCGCCCCGGAGTCGAGTGCAAGGTCTACTCAGGCAAATCCGCCCTCAGGCGACGCCTCACCAAGTGCACCGCCCACCAGGGCCTTACCGCGGTTGAGGACGGATATCTTCCCGTCAAGGAGAAACCCTTGATTCGTCAGGAGGTCATGCAGAACGAGAAGTCCATCCGGAAACTCATAGAGCGGAACCTGCGGAAGGAGTTCCACCCCGGGACGAAGCCCAGCATCGATTTCATCATGAAGGTGCTGACGGACGCCAAGGAATCTGGGATGGATTACGACGTGTCGGACATGAGGCAGAAGGTCCTCACGTTCGCCATGAAGTCCACTCATCAGGCCGACTACTGCATCAAGTTGGTGCAGGAGATGCCGTTCTCCTCGGAGAGCGACCATGAGGAGACCTATGAGGAGCCGGACGACGATACCCCGATTATTTACGACGTCGAGGTATTCCCGAACCTGTTCCTTGTGAACTGGAAGGTTCGGGGATCCGACAAGATCCAGAGGATGATCAACCCGACTCCGAACGAGATCTCTGATCTTGTGGAGCGGAAACTCGTAGGTTTCAACAACCGCCGGTACGACAATCATATCCTCTACGGTCGTATCCTGGGTTACTCGAACATCCAGCTCTATCACCTCTCTCGTAAGATCATCAACAACCTCATCAAGGAGGGATTCCGGGAGGCCTACAACCTGTCCTATACCGATATCTACGACTTCGCCGCCAAGAAGCAATCCCTCAAGAAGTGGGAGATCGAGCTGGGTATCCACCACAAGGAGCTCGGTCTTCCCTGGGACGAACCGGTGCCGGAGGAGATGTGGGAAGAGGTCGCCGCGTATTGCGACAACGACGTCATCGCCACAGAGAAGGTATGGGACCATCTGGAGGCGGACTGGGAGGCTCGTCAGATCCTCGCTGCGATCGCTGGTCTTCCAGTCAACTCCAGCACCAACAAGCTGACCACCCAGATCATATTCCAGGGTCAGCGAGACACTCAGAAGTACTTGCAGTACACAGACCTGTCGGAGATGTTCCCCGGCTACAAGTATGAGTACGGCAAGTCGATATATCGTGGTGAAGAGGTCGGTGAGGGCGGCTACGTCTCCTCCGAGCCCGGATACTACGAGAACGTGGCCTTGTTGGATATTGCGTCGATGCACCCAACGTCGATCGAGAATCTCCAGCTGTTCGGGCCCTACACCAAGAGGTACAGCGAGCTCAAGAAGGCTCGTATCTTGATCAAGCACAAGGAACTCGACGAGGCTCGTAAGATCCTGAATGGGGCGCTGGCTCCATATCTGGACGACGACTCTAACCTTGACGCTCTGGCCTATGCACTGAAGATCGCACTGAATTCGACGTACGGACTCACCGCCGCCAAATTCGACAACCCACTCCGAGACCCCCGGAACGTGGACAACATCGTCGCCAAACGCGGCGCTTTGTTCATGGTCGACCTGAAGCATTTCGTTCAGGAGAAAGGATACACCGTTGCCCACATCAAGACAGACTCGATCAAGATCCCGAACGCCGACGATCGCATCATTTCGGAGGTCTTCGAGTTTGGGAAGAAGTACGGCTACACATTCGAGCACGAAGCGACCTACGATCGTATGCTGCTCGTCAACGACGCCGTCTATATCGCACATGACAAAGAAGGTTGGCACGCAACTGGCAAGCAGTTCCAAGAGCCGGTTGTCTACAAGACCCTCTTCACCGGAGATCCTCTGGATCTCGAAGATGTCGCCCAGACACGATCGGTTACTACACGAATGCTGCTTGAATTCGGCGAGAATGACCGCAAATTCGTCGGACGTGTCGGGCGCTTCATTCCTGTTAACCCAGACACTCCCGGGGCCGGGCGACTTGTACGAGAGAATCATCGAGTGGACAGCGAGGGTAATGAGATTATTTCGTACGGCGATGTCGGAGGTTGCAAGGGGTATCTCTGGCTTGATTACGAAGACGCCGGAGACGACTGGCGAGCTAAGCTGGACAATCGATATGGAAGGGAACTCGTGGACGCTGCCCGAGGGCAAATTCAGAAGTATACGGACGTCGATACCTTCCTAGCAGCATGAATCGCGAGAAGGGCAGGGCATATAATGAGACCCCTCCAGAAAGGTACTACCATGTCCTGCCCCTCCCTCGCCCGCCAGTACGTCCTCACCAACCTTGCTGAGATGGGTGTTGGCTTCGCCATAGCTACGTTCGCCTACTACGCGACACGTGACTACTGCGACCAGCACCACCTCTCGGCAACCAAAGAGGACATGCTCGCCATGGCCAAGAACATCTGCGACACATTCAAGACCAACTGAACCAACCTCACTCCTAGAACCCAACCCGGGTTCTAGGTTTCTCGATAGAAAGGAACGAACAAATGCTCTCTTCTGTTTACGACGGCGGTCAGACCGCTAACGATATCCTTGTCGGCTACACCAGCTATCTCCGGGACGAGGTGGCGAACCTGAAGGACGACGAGATCAAGGAGCTCATCGATAAGCTCGAGTGCTGTGACCGCAGTAGCTATGGTCACTACCGTCGCCAGACAGTCCAGAACCTCCTCGATATCTGCCGTACTGAGCTAGACGACCGGGATCTCGTGCGCTGCCTTGTAGAGGCGGGTCTTATCGTTGGAGTCAACTCCATCGAGGGGGTCTCCGATGAGTGACAATTCCGACGAGCTCACAAAACTTGCGACAGTCCGTCTTATTCACGGCAGCCAAGTAGCCATCGAGTCATTTCTGTCGTCTCTTCCGTCGATGATTGAGAAGACCACGGATAGTGAGCTCTGGTCGCTCATTTGCAAGGTCGACCTCCTTCAGGAAGAGCTCGGTGACCTACTGAATCCTTCGCAGGAGGATTGGATCAAGAGGCTTTACGACATTCTCATAGAAGAGTGGGACGCCCGGTGGCTCCTCATGCGCCTCCACGACCGCGGCATCATCCGCCTAGAGCGGAAACCAGGAGCTGCGAACTATACTCCCCTAGAGAGGAGGCCATGAACTACGATCTCTACTCGCCTCCGTATTTCGTCGACCAGGTTCTATCTCAAGACTACTACCCCATAGAAAGGAACACGTCATGGCCGTCAACACTTACACTATCAAGAACGCCCGACTTCTCTTCCGCAACTTTGCTGGCGAGAAGGACCGATTCGGAAACACGGCTCGCACTTTCTGCGTCATCCTCCCGGACGATGCTGTCGACGACTTCCGGACCGAAGGGTTCAACATCAAGACCCTGAAGCCTCGGGACGACACGGAGGAGCCACTTCCCTATATCAAGGTGAAGGTCAACTTTGGAGGCCGTCCGCCCAAGATCGTCTCGATCATCGGACGTACTCGTACGCTCCTGAACGAGCAGACAGTCGGCGCCCTCGATTTCGCAGACCTAGAGCGGGCCGATATTGCTGTCCGTCCTTACCACGGGCGTACGCAAGCCGGAGTGGAGTTCTGCTCGGCATATCTTGACAAGGGCTTCTTCACCATCGTTGAGGACGAGCTCGAGGCCATGTATGCCGAGGACGCTGACGACAACGAGGAGGTTCCGTTCTGATGCCGCTCGAAGTCAAGCTCTTCAACCCTCGCCGTAGTGTCTGCGAGGCAGTCAAGATCACGAACGACAATCTCCGTCTGGTCCGCAACTGGGCCGCCAGCGACGAGGAGATCAAGGCTCACCTTCACACCGGAGCCGTCGGTAAGTGGATTATCCGCCGTAGCGACAACAAGTTCGACCTCATGACCGAGGGTCAGCTCTGGGGCCTCTACGAGCCGATCCTGCACTGACATCCATATCCACTGGGGCCCTGGGGAGACCTGGGGCCCCCATACCCACTAGAAGGAACGAACGCATGCTCAAGAAGCTTTATTTCCACACTCGTGAGTGCCGTAGCTACGACTTCGACATCGTCGCTACAGCCAAAGTCGACAAGCCCGGGTTCACCGAGTGGACCGTACAGGTCGATACCAATAACGAACTTGGTGTCCATGAGGTCCAGGCCAGTACCGATGACTGCACATTCGACGTCGTCTCCGACGACTCTCTGATTATCTGGGAACTCCCTCCCGTTGAGGAGGAACCCGACGAGTGGACCATCAATGTCGAATCCCAACGCCGATTACATCGAGAACTGGAGCGTTAAAGGAAAGATACGTTGGACAGAAGACGGCAGCCTTGAGATTTTGAAAGACGAGGGCCACCGGGTTCGTCTTTCAGGATACATCCGCAAATTCGAGGTCGACGACGAAAAACAAGTCATCACTGTTCGTTACAAGAACTGATCCTCATTTTTTCTGTATTGTACTTGTGTAGGAGACTTTAATGAAACTGGTTTTAAAGACGCTCGACGGTCAAGTGGCTCAGCGTAAGATCAAGGATTTATGTTGTAATGGGGATATCGGAGACGAGGACCCCTGGGCCGCTCTGGTCATCATCGAGCTTGACGACACCGAGACATATCTCCCCATCGATCAATTTATCTGCGAGGAGTGGACTGAGGATACCGTAGTTGTCAAGGAGGACTGGGCATGAAAGCATATACTGTGGAATGGCACGGCGAACACTGGATCGCCTGGAACAAGGAGGGGCTACTCGGAGTAGCTGACGACATGATTTCTGCATACCGTCTCGTGGAGGAGGCTACTAATGGCAACCGCTGACCCGATGCCCGACCCGAACATCTACGATATCCGAGAGGACGGGACTATCTATGGGAAGCGCTCAGGCAAGCTTATACCTATCCGGACGTCCAGGTACGGTCTTCCGCAGATCCGTTTCTACAAAGGACATCGCTACCGGGTTCAACTCCTCAGCAAGATCATCTGGACCCATTTCCATGGCGAGATCCCGTTCATGCACGAGGTTCGGTATGTGAATGGCGATCCCTGGAACTGCTCCTTGGAGAACCTATATCTGAAGGACCTGAACGAGGAATTCACGCCTCTGGATCGCTGGCCGGGCTTCGCCATCAGCAAGGGCGGCGAATTGATCAACATGACCACCCTGCATCGGATCAAGCCCATGATGCCTCCGAGCAGGACCAACCTCATGTTCTCAGTCCGTGTCGACGGGGAGAGCCGGACCTTACCGGTTGCATTCACTGTCTGGGAGACGTTCATGGGAGAGAAGGTCAACTCGCATTATCTCTGCCACAAAGACGGCAACGTCTGGAACTGCGCCCTGGACAACCTGTATCTGAGTGACGAGTACCCTTACTTTCCGCCCAAGGGTGATAAGGAGGACGGACCGAAGTACAAGCCCATCATCGAGGAGGATGATAAGGAATACATGCCGGTCGAGTACTATATTCACATGGTCGACGGAGTGAAAGGAGAGAGGGAGAGTGGAATCCCCCAGAACTGCCGAATCGGCTCCTACTGAGACATTTAAAGACAGTATCATAGACGATATCGAGGTCAGTGATCTCGGTAGGGTTCGTCGTATCTCGACTGGTCAGATTCTCACCCCCTGTCTTAGGGCAAACGGGTATGTCCAGGTCACCCTGTGGGATCGTGGGATTAGACAGACGAAGTATGTCCAGAAGCTAGTCTGGGAGGCCTTCAACGGCCCTCTGGAGCCCTTGCAGCGGGTCGCTCACCTGAATGGTGACCTGACTGATAACAGGCTCTCAAATCTCTTCCTGGAGTCTCACAGCGACTCGATGAAGAGGGCTTGGGACGCCAAACGACGCAAGTGGGAAAACATCTACCAAGGAGTTCTGTGGTGAGTGAATACAGGAGCCCGCATAACGACGGGCATGATCCGTATATCCTGATCTGGGAGTACGGGAATGACATTCGGAGGGCTGAGTTTAGCGAGCGCTGGGCTGAGTACGACGAGACCGGTTGGACTGTCTGGTATTTCCGGTTAGTTGACGGAGGCATCATGACCTTCTCTGCTCGCGAGTGGGAGCAGAAAGACGACGTCAATCATCTGACAACTATTTGGTTGCGGCCGTCATTGTACGATATTGAAAGGAAGGAAAACTGACATGCCATCGAGAGAATACATTATCCTGATCATCCTTCAGGGAGACAAGATCATCCACGAGGGACCAGGCTGCTTCGATATCTGGACCGGCAATAAGAACGGCAAAACCCTAGTGACCATTCAGAACACTATCACCGAGGAGTACATACACGAAGATCTCCCGATCAAAATCATGTCCACGAAAGCGCCATACATAACCATTCGGGCCGAGGAGGTATCATGATACCCGCAGAGAAGATCCTTCTGACAGTCATCAATGGGGGTGAAGTTCTCTACGAGAAGGAAGACCTATTCGATATCTGGACTTTTCTAAAGGAAGGCGGACCCGCCGTGTCCATTCGTGACGTCAACGAAGACGAGGTCATATTCGAAGAACTTCCGATCGAATCCATGAGTATGTCCGCCCCCCTCGTCTGCATCCAGATCAAGAGGGAGTGAGTCTTGGGACCGGTTGATCTGTGGCCCCATCAGGTCGAAGCTGTGAAGAACCTGAGGAATGGGTGCATATTGACCGGTAAGCCTGGCTCGGGGAAGTCGGTTGTCGCCCTCCAGTACTACGTTGAGAGAGTGCTGGGGGTGCGACAACCGGCCGATCTTCCGAGGCGGCTTGCCGAAGGACCCAGGTTATATATAATCACCACTGCTCGCAAGAGGGATGACCTTGATTGGCAGGGGGATGTCTCGATGTATGGGCTGACGGACTATACGACGGTCGATTCGTGGAACAACATCAGTAACTACAGTGACATCCGTGACTCCTTCGTCATATTCGATGAGCAGAGAGCTATCGGCAACGGCAAATGGGCCAAGACATTTGTCAAGATGGCTCGCCATAACGAGTGGATCATGCTATCTGGCACCCCTGGTGATAACTGGATGGACTACTGCCCCGTATTTGTAGCCAACGGCTTCTTCAAGAACCGCACTCAGTTCGAGAGGGAGCACTGCCAGTTCAACTACAGAGCGGGCTATCCTCGTCTTGAGCGATATCTTGGGCAGGGGAAGTTGTTGCGGCTTCGGAAGAAGGTCCTCGTTGACATGCCTTTTGTCAAGAAGACGACCAAGAAGCGGACGGATGTCCCGGTATCCTACGAGGAGAAGCCATATCGTACGATTCAGAAGTACCGATTCGATCCGTACAAGGAAGAGCCCATCAAGAACGCTGGAGGCCTCTGTCATGTCTTGAGAAGAGTGACGAATGAGGATCCTGTGAGACTTGTAGCGGTGAGAGCCTTGTGCGAGAAGCATCCTAGGGTCATCGTCTTCTACAATTTCGACTACGAGCTCTTCATGCTGCGGTCGTTAGGGGATATTCTCGGAGTACCGATCGCTGAGTACAACGGACACAAGCATGAGGCCCTGCCGGAAGGTGAGCGATGGGTATACCTTGTGCAGTACACGGCCGGTGCGGAGGCTTGGAACTGTACCACTTGTGACACGATGATATTCTTCTCTCAGAACTACTCATGGAAGGTCATGGAGCAGTGTGAGGGGCGAATCGACAGACTGAACACTCCTTATTCAGTCCTGAACTACTATTACCTGAAGAGCCAGTCGCCCATCGATCAGGCCATTTCGAGGGCGATTAGGGTCAAGGAGATCTTCAATGAGAGGGGTTTTTACGAGTCTCTGAGGTGATTGTTGTACCACCCGTTGTACCACTTGGTATGACGGGTGGGCAACGATTCTGTTGTTTGTGTGACTGGAGTGACGCATGTGTTTTGCCAGTTTTTTTGCCAGTTTTGAAACGGGCCAGAATCTGTATTGTACACGTGCGCCAAATTTTGCCAGTTTTGGGGCGATTTGCCAGTTTTGAAACGGGGGTGGCAAACGATCTGGCAAGCACTTTTCGTTGCAATTTCAACGATTATACCCCCATTTTGCCAATTTGCCAGTTTTGTTCTGATTACCAGGAGTTGAGTAAATTTTCTTATATATAGAGAGTACACAGGGTTTGGGTGGCAAATGGCAAGTATTGTACATGCACTGTATTGTACATGCAGTCCCGGTGCAAGTCTCAACGACATGTACAATAGACCGCGTCGCGAACATACATCCTAATGAAGGAGATGGGCCTTCTATATTTTCGACCCCTCTCTTCACCATAGCTCCCACGGCTGGCTGAAACTACGCTACCTCAACACCGCATAGTAAACTCAAACAACTTACGAGCACCGGCACATGCGGCGCCCCGGCCAGCCGTGGGTATAATTCTTGATTCGAGGATAGACCCCATGCTCGAACGCGACTACCAGCGCGGACTCATATCCAGGATCGAGGAACGCCTTCCTGGCTGCCTCATCCTCAAGAACGATCCGAACCACAATCAGGGCATACCCGACCTGATCATCATATTCGGATCCAAGTGGGCCGCACTCGAGGTCAAGAGAAGCGCCGACGCTACTCATCGACCGAACCAGGATCATTTCATCGACAAGCTCGGTGAGTGGTCCTTCGCATCATTCATTTACCCAGAGAACGAGAAAGGAACGCTCGATGAACTGGAACGTACACTCAAGGCTGGAGGGCCTGCACGCATTTCTGAGCGCCAGCAAGCACAGTTGGGTCAACTACGACGACGAGAAGCTGGGCGAGGCGTTCAGGACAGCACAGGCGGCAGCGATGGGGACCAGGCTTCACGCCCTGGCCGCAGAGCATATTCGCCTAAAGATGCGGATGCCGAGGAACAAGGCCACCTTCAACGCCTACGTGAACGACGCCATTGGCTACGGTCTTGATCCCGAGGTCGTGCTATATCACAGCGAGAACGCATTCGGGACCGCCGACGCCATTGGCTTCGACGAGAAGAAGCATCTTCTCCGCATCCACGACCTCAAGACCGGCGTGACTCGTGTCAACATGGTCCAGCTTCATATCTACGCAGCACTGTTCTGCCTGGAGTACGAGAAGCTGCCCGGCGAGATCAACGTCGAGACCCGCATCTACCAGAACGACGATATTCTGGTCGACACTCCACAGCCAGACGACATCGCCCATATCATGGACAAGATCGTCTGGTTTGACAAACTTATCGAGGAGATCAAGACCGAGGAGAACTGATGCCCTCCGATATCCTCAAACACTACGGGACTAAGCGACACTCGGGTCGCTATCCTTGGGGATCCGGCAAGGATCCATATCAGTCGGCCCAGGGTTTCCTCGCTCAGCGAGACAAACTCAAGGCGCAGGGCATGTCCGAGGTCGATATTGCCAAGGCCTGGGGCATGAGCACCACCGAGTACCGTGCTCTGAACAGCATCGCTCGTGCCGAGAAGAAGGCAGGCGATATTTCTCGAGCATCCCGTCTCAAGGACGCCGGTCTGCCTAATACAGAGATCGGTCGACGCATGGGACTCAACGAGTCCTCGGTTCGTGAGCTTCTCAAGCCCAACGCATCATATCGCAAGGACGAGATCACCCGGGTCAAGGATATTCTGGCCGACGAGGTGAAGCAGAAGAAGTTCATTGAGTATGGTCTCGGCGTTGAGCAGAACCTCCAGTGTTCGTCGACATCTTTGAAGACGGCCGTCGAGGCCCTGAAGGCTCAGGGATATACTACTCACGACGTCAAGGTCAAGCAGGCCAACAGCGATAACTACACCATTCTCAAGGTTCTCGCCCCTCCCGGCACCAAGGCTGCCGATATTCATGCACAGAGGGACAAGATCCGCACTCCTGGTGTGGTCATCGACGAGAAGGGACTGCTGTCGACTGGGCTTCGTACTCCTCGACCCATATCTTCGAAGAAGGTCGCCATCAAGTACGCCGAAGACGGCGGTACTGACATGGACGGGGTTATTCTGCTTCGCCGCGGAGTCAAAGAGCTCAGTCTCGGTGGCTCCAACTACGCCCAGGTGCGTATTTCCGTCGACGGAACGCACTACCTCAAGGGCATGGCCATGTACTCGGATGATATTCCGAAGGGCAAAGACATAGTCTTCAACACCAACAAGAAGAAGGGCACACCCATGCTGGGCTCCAAGGACCACACGGTCCTCAAGCCCATGAAGGATGATCCCGAGAATCCATTTGGTGCAGTCGTTAAGCAGAAGCTGTTTAAGGACCCGAAGACTGGCAAGAAGGAACTGAGCGCACTCAATATTGTGAATGAGGAGGGCAAGTGGGACTCATGGTCCCAGTCCCTGGCCTCACAGTTCTTATCTAAGCAGTCCCCCAAGTTGGCCAAGCGCCAACTTCAGGCTGTCCGTGATGAAAAGCGGAAGCAGCTCGATGAGATCATGGGTCTTACGAATCCTGTTATTCGTAAGCGGATGCTCATGTCCCTGGCTGATGACTGCGACTCGGCTTCGGTACATCTCAAGGCCAAGGCCCTCCCGGGTCAAGCCTCTCAGGTGTTATTGCCGATGCCCCATCTCAAGAAGGGTGAGGTATATGCTCCTAACTATCGGGACGGTGACGTTGTTAGTCTCGTGCGTTATCCTCATGGCGGGACTTTCGAGATTCCTACGCTCACTGTTAACAACCGAGGTAAGAAGTCTCGAAGTATTCTTGGCAATGCTAGGGATGCTATTGGGATCCATCCTTCTGTCGCTGAGCGTCTTAGCGGTGCTGATTTTGATGGCGACTCCGTCCTGGTAATCCCCAACAAGGGGAAGACCCGGATTCGTTCCACCGCTCCACTCAAGGGATTGAAGGGATTCGACCCCAAGAGAACCTATCCTGGGTACCCTGGTATGAAGAGGATGTCGGATACTCAGACCCAGATGGGTAAGGTGTCCAATCTTATTACTGACATGACTCTCAAGGGTGCCAGTGCCGATGAATTGTCCCGGGCTGTTCGTCACTCCATGGTTGTTATTGATGCCGAGAAGCATAATCTCAACTACAAACAGTCCGAGGTAGACAACGGCATAGCCGCATTGAAGAGGAAGTACCAGGGCGGCGCCGATAAAGGTGCAGCCACTCTTATTTCCAGGTCCAAGGGTGTTCAGTATGTACCCCATCGCAAGCCGCGCAGTGCAGCGAAGGGCGGTCCATACGATGCAGCCACTGGTCGCAGGGTCTATGAGGAGACTGGCGAGTCCTATATTAACAAGCAGGGCAAGCTAGTCAAGAAGCAGACCAAGACCACCAGGATGGCAGAGGCTACCGATGCTAGGAAGCTGTCCTCCGGTACACTGATGGAGGGTATTTACGCACAGCACGCCAACGAGTTGAAGGCCATGGCCAACGATATTAGGAAGCGTGCTATTTCAACCCCCGCCATCAAACGAGACCCCCGGGCTGCTAAGAGCTATGCCCCTGAAGTTGCCACCCTCCGCGCTAAATTAAACCGGGCCCTCAAGCAGAAGCCCCTAGAGCGGCAGGCACAGCTAGTGGCACAAGGTGTTGTGCAGAAGAAGCTTGAATCAAATCCAAATTTGACCAAGAAAGAACGGGCTAAGCTTGAGGCCATGGCCATCAAGACCGCCCGCCGCCGTCTTGGTTACGATAGAGAAGGCACAAGAGTGGTCCCCACCCCTCGTGAGTGGGAGGCCATCCAGAAGGGTGCTATATCTAACTCGATGATGGAGCATATTCTAGCCAACTCTGATCTTGACACCATCAAGTCACTGGCTTTGCCAAGGGAGAAGCTTCCTCTTGCTGGTGCTCAGAAGGACCGAATCAAGACTCTTCGATCTAACGGAGCCAACACTGCACAGATCGCTGAGGCTTTGGGCATTTCTACAGCTAGAGTTAGGGAGTACCTGAATGGCTAGCTTTCTGTCCATTGTCAACTGTCCATTGTCCTTGAAACGGGGTGTATAGAGCCATGCTACGCCTAGCACTCACTACCGAGGACAATCCTTACGATCCTTTCGATGAGTTCGAAGAGTGGTTTAACTTTGATGTTACTCAAGGTTACCACACCTGTGCCTACCTGGCACGGGTCACTACCACTAGTACTGACCTCACCGAAGCCGATCAAGTCGAAGCAACGAATGAAGCGATTCGAGAGATCATCGAACTCAACTTGACTGGAAACTATCAAGTTGTTGAACGAGAGTTTTGACGAGCTTTCGTCCATTTCGTCCATTCTGAACTTCGAAAGAGGGGGGACAGGGTCCGCAAAATGGC